AAGTATTAAGAAAAACATTTGCAGCATCAACTAACACATCAGCACAAATATCACAACAGCTAGGACCAACATCAGAAGGTTACACACTACACATAGAAACTACAACAGCATTTACAATAGATAGTTGTGCATTTACTGGAATAGATTTAAGTGGAAACCAATACACATCTCAAATTAATTTAGCTATATCTGTACCACTAGAAAAAGAGTTTATTATAACTGACAATATTCCTAGCATGAAAGTCATAGACTTTATGACTGGTCTATTTACAATGTTTAATTTAACTGCATTTCAAAAAGATGGCATTATACATGTTAAAACATTAGAGAGTTTTTACAATGCA